CAGCCTCCTCAGCAACAGACTGGTTATCAAGCTCCCGCCTTGCCACAAGGGCAGATGCCTGACTACTCTAAATTTGTCAGCCAGCCCGCAAAACAAGCCGCAGGGCAAGAAAAAGGTGTTACAGAACAACGTCAATATATTGGACCCAACGGTGAAATGATTACCATCATGTTTATTGATGGCGTTCCTCAACAAGAAGTACCAAAAGATTATAAAGTTTACAAACCAGAAGAAGTAAAGCCTCCCGCTGTTGTAGCTCCTAAAGTTGTACAACAAGGTGGAGATGGTGGAGATGGGCCAGAAGATCCCGGAAAAACTGCTATTGATATAGGCAGGGCATTGACAGGAAAAGTTGATGATCCGGCTTTACAAAAAGCACAAGATGAATTAGCTAATTTTGGACTTAAGTCTTTTGGAATCGCCGCCGCCGCAGTGTTGGCGGGTGTTCCTACAGTAGCGTTTGGTGCTATTAAGGGCAGGGAGCAAGAGTATAACAACTTACGAAACGCCTACTTCAAAGAAGTAGCTCGTGTCGCCACTGCGCAAAATCCAGATAAATACAAAGCAGATGGTTTATACTCTCGTTTAACTAACCCAACCACTAAAGTTCTTGATGTTGCAAAAGAAGGAACTCCAGTAGGATTCACTGATGAAACAAGAAATACATATGTAGACCAAGATGGCCTCGTTCGCGATACATCAGGATTGTCAAGCGAAACTAAATCGGGACTTGAGATTGCATCAACAACTGGAACTAGCTATGACCAACTTGGCAGAGATGAAACCAAATCAGGCGGTGTTGACAGCACAGGCAAGCGTGGAGCAACATCTGGATATGATCCAACAATGGCAGAAGACTACGGTGATCAATCCGGTGGAAATGATAATAGTTCTAATGACACAGGCATGTCTGAAAGTAGTGGAACCGCCGACGATGTTGCAAACGAAGGCGGCTTAGAATAACAGGTCCGTAGGCAACCTTAATGCCTACATTTAACTGGCTACCTAACGCCCTAAAAAGCTACCGTTAGCCCCAGACAAAGGATGAAACAATGTCTACAACTACAACTGAAATGGCTACTAAAGTCGAACAAGTCAAAGTCGCATCTGGCTTTGCTAAGCGTAATGCTAATAAGAAGCGTATTGAAGAAGAAGAGGCTGAACTTGAAGCCTTGTTAAAAGGCAATCAACAGGAGCAAGAGACAACTGAAGAAATAGTTGACGACGGCCCAGAGCCTGAAGGCGCAGAAGAAAGGACGTTTAAAAAACGATACGGTGATCTTCGTCGCCACGCGCAGAAAACAGAGTCTGATTTACAAAAGCAGATTGATGAACTACGCACACAGCTAGAAGCATCAACCAAGAAAGAGATTCAGTATCCTAAGTCTGAATCTGAATTAGAGACTTGGATGGAACAGTATCCAGACGTTGCTCAGATTGTAGAAACAATTGCTATGAAGAAAGCTCACGAGCAAGCCTCTGAGTTTGAAAGCAAGTTTAAACAAATTGATGAAATGAAGCAGGAAGCACAGAAAGAGAAAGCGGAAGCTGAACTCATGCGGTTGCACCCTGACTTTGAACAAATTCGTGATACAGACGATTTCCACAATTGGGTTGAAGATCAACCTAAGTGGGTACAAGACGCACTCTATGATAACGATAGTGATGCTAAATCAGCCGCTCGTGCGATTGATCTGTATAAAGCTGATATGGGTATCACAGCAAAAGCTAAGTCATCTAGTAACAAGGATGCGGCTAAGGCGATTGGTACACGTTCTGAGCGTTCCTCTCCTGAGAGCGATGAAACTAAATCGTACATTAAGGAGTCAGATGTTAACCGTATGACTGCCCAACAGTATGAAAAGAATGCTGATGCTATTGCAGAAGCTATGCGCTCAGGTAAGTTTATTTACGATTTATCTGGTTCAGCACGATAAAAGTGTTGACATATAATATTTTCTGGATATAACTATGTCCACAAAACATTAATATGCGGCCTCCGCAAGGACACCCGCAGTAATACAGGAGTATGGAAGCGTGTTGTTATAAGTTCCTGCCAGTTCTTATAATGACACGAATCCTAATTCCACCTTCACAGAACACCCAAACTACGCAGGCCGTATGTTCACTTTGGCCGGTGAGCTTACCACCCTGATGTTAGATGGCCTCTTGCGAAGTTACACATAACCTTAACCCTATGCAATCAAGGAGATGTCATCATGGCATTTACATCTGCGGCGGGCTACGGTAACCTACCTAATGGTAACTTTAGCCCCGTAATCTACTCAAAGCAGGTACAGCTTGCTTTCCGTAAGTCTTCAGTTGTTGAAGACGTAACTAACAACGACTACTTCGGTGAAATCGCTCAAATGGGTGATTCAGTGAAGATCATCAAAGAGCCTGAAATTTCAGTTCAGTCATATGCTCGTGGTTCACAGATCACAGCGCAGAATCTGGATGACGAAGATTTCACTCTGAACATCGACAAAGCTAACTACTTTGCTTTCAAGATGGACGACATTGAAGAAGCGCATTCACATGTGAACTTCATGCAAATGGCTACTGATCGTGCGGCGTATCGCCTACGTGACCAGTATGACCAAGAAGTCCTTGGCTACCTTTCTGGCTACAAGCAGTCTGCACTGCACTCAGCCGCTGGTACTGTCAATGATCAAGTAAACGGTACTGTTGCTGTTGCAACTGCTGGTACTGATGAGTTGTTGGCTTCAATGAAGCTGGACGCATCTGACTTCAACGTAACTGGTGGAGATGCTGGTGAAGCACTTCCAATCGTTCCACGCCTTCCGGGTGCGGACGCAGTTGCTACAACTTCTGCTTCTCCTTTGCAGGCTATCGCTCGTATGGGCCGTCTGTTAGATCAGCAGTTCGTTGACACTCAAGGCCGTTGGATTGTTATTGATCCAATCTACGCTGAGATGTTGAAAGACGAAAGCTCTAACTTGTTCAACTCTGACTTCGGTGGTTCTGGTCTTCAGAACGGTCTTGTTATTAACAACTTGCACGGCTTCCGTGTATACGTTTCTAACAACCTTCCTGCGGTTGGTACTGGTGCGGCAGTTGCTTCTACAACTCCACAGGCGACTAACTACGGTGTAATCGTAGCTGGTCACGATTCAGCGGTTGCTACTGCTCAGCAGATCAACAAGACTGAAACTTACCGTGATCCAGACAGCTTTGCTGACATCGTTCGTGGTATGCACCTGTACGGTCGTAAGATCCTTCGTCCAGAGTCACTTGTAACTTTACGTTACCAAACTGGCTATTAATAGGAGGATTTTATAATGGCTACATTATCACAAACGGTTGCTAAGCTAGGACGCTTAGTAGAAGCAGAGGTAACTCTTCCAACTGCAACAGGAACTGTTAACTCTGTTACCATTCCTGCTAACGCTGTCGTTCTTGCGGCAGGGGCAGTGGTTACTCAAGCTGTCGCAGGTTCAACGGCACATACGTTTAACCTTGACCTTGGCGGAACAGATATTGCAACTGCTCTTAATGTCCAAGCCGCTTCACTTGGAGACATCCTCGTAGAAGCAAGCACTCCTGTAGCTACAACAGCGGAGGCATCTATTGTAGTTGACTCCACCGTTACTGGCGCAGGCACGGCAGGTAAGGTACGTGTGTGGGCTTTAGTCCTAGACATGACTGCACCTATTGCCGCTGACGAAGTTGCACGAGATCAAATCTAAGCAACACTGAGTTGGGGGCTTCGGCCCCCTTCTTCCCGTAAAGGTATTTAATGTAAATGGCTACATTCCTGAATATCACAAATGAACTTCTCCGCCGTCTCAATGAGGTCGTAATTGACCAAGATGATTTCGGAACTGTTCGCAATGTACAGGCTCTTGCCAAAGATTCTGTTAACTCTTCTGTTCGTAAGATTATTCAATCTGCACAGGAGTGGCCTTTTACATTAACTACCTATGAACAAACACTAACTGCTGGAACGGGAACGTATGATTTCCCAGCGGACATTTCTTCAGTAGACTGGGAATCATTCTACATTAAGCAACTTGCTGATAAGAGCAATCAGCCACGCAGGTTAGCTGTTATTCCCTACACTGAGTATCTTGAGACGTATCGTCCCGGTGATGACACTGGTGATAGCGGATCAGGTATCGGTGTCCCACTTCGTGTGTATCAGACGCAAGAAGAAAAGTTTGGTGTGACTCCAGTGCCAGATGACTCATACGTCATTGAATATAAGTACTGGACATTCCCTACAAGCATGACTGCCTTTGGTGATGTGTGCGTAATTCCAGATCGTTTTATCCACGTTGTCATTGATGGTGCAATGATGTACATGATGCGCTTCCGCTCTAACGAACAAAGTGCGGCAGTCCATCAGAATGACTTCGTTGAGGGCATCAAGATGATGCGCCGTGTACTTGTTGATGATAACTTATCTTTGCGCTCTACTTACAATCCACGCACAGTATTTAATGCCTATCTGCCTACACGAGTTCTGTAATGGCTGATCAGCTACAGATATACACAGTCTCATGTGAAGGCGGACTCAACACTAACCGGGATGTCCTTTCTCAGGGACAGTTATCACCGGGCAGTGCGACACGTTTAATTAACTATGAGCCTGCTGTAACAGGTGGCTATCGTAGGATCAGTGGATTCACTGAGGCATATCCTAGCTTACCCGGCTTAGGTAAAGTCCTTGGTATTTGTGTATTCAATGGAATTAACGATGGCATTCTAGCTTGCCGTAGACCATCTTCTGGCAGTCAGTATCTACATTATTGGGATACTGGAACTGAAGCATGGGTTGCTGTTACCACTGCTGGTAGCCCCACAATGACCGGGGTAAACAAGGTACGTTTCTCCAAGCATAATTGGTCTGGTCCAGTAGTTGTAATGGCGGATGGGGTGAATCCAGCGTCTAAGTATGACGGGACTACATATACTCAGATTACAGATGCAAACGCTCCCACCGATCCTAAGTACGTTACTGAGTTTAAATCTCATCTTTTCTTAGCGGGCGGATCATCTGACCCTTACCTGCTTCACTACTCAGCACCTCTTAATGAAACGGACTTCAGCCCAGCTAATGGTGCTGGTGTTATTAACGTAGGTTTTGAAATCGTTCAGATTAAAGCGTTCCGTGATGAGTTATATATCTTCGGAACGAATAACATTAAGAAGATTGTAGGTAGCAGTAACGCTGACTTCACAATGCTTCAGGTGACTAACGATTTAGGATGTATTGCATCTGACTCAGTCATTGAGCTTGGTGGTGACCTTCTCTTCATCGGACCTGATGGCTTACGCCCTGTATCCGGTACTGACAAGATTGGTGACGTTAACTTGGAAACAGTATCCAAGAACGTGCAGTCAGTCTTTAACGACATCGTATTGAATAATGACCTAGATGATTTGAATGCTGTAGTCATTCGTCAGAAGTCACAGTTTAGATTCTTCTTCGGTGCTTCAGATTCGCAGGGTGCGATTGGGGCATTGAGACAACAGCAGAATGGTGGCATTGGATTTGAATTCGGTCAGTTGCTAGGTATATCAGCAACAGCCGCTGACTCAGGATACATTGGTCAGTATGAGTTCGTTGTCCATGGTGACTTAAATGGCAAAGTGTACAGACAGGAGTCTGGCACTAGCTTTGATGGGACGGAGATATTCTCATTGTTCCAAACCCCATTCTACCACTTCGGTGATCCAGAGTTACGTAAGAACTTCCTAAAGTTATCCACGTACCTGAAAGCGGAAGGTAACGCAGACATTGTGTTGGGTATCGTGTACGACTACGAAGACGTTAACGTACTAAACCCAACTAACTATGACATCACAACACGTGGTGCGGCGGCTTACTACAATGAAGCCGCATATGATTCGGGTGCTATTTTTGATGGTAACCCATCTCCTGTAGCGAAAACATCGTTCTCAGGATCAGGAACATCAATCTCAATTAAGTATGTAACCAACGATACAAACGCTAGCCACGCAATCCAAGGATTCGTGCTGTTGTTTGGATATGGAGATCGCAGGTAAATGGCAGGTTATACCAGACAGTCAGTAGCAGATATTATCTCAGGTGAGGTAGTTAAAGCCGCACCCTTAAACGCTGAATTCAATGCACTCCGTGATGCGTTTACCGCAGGCACAGGCCACACACATGATGGCACTACAGGTAACGGCGCATACATTACTACAATTGCGGGCGAAGAAGGCTTCAATAAAATCTTTGTTGATGAAGCAAATAACCGCATTTCTTTCTTTATTGAAATTGCTGGTGCGGCAGTTGAGCAGATCCGTGTACAAGACGGTGCTATTGTTCCTGTCACAGATGATGATATTGACCTTGGTGCTATAGGTGCTGAGTTCAAAGACCTGTTCATTGATGGTACTGCAAACATTGACTCATTAGTTTCTGCCGCAGTTACTCTTACGGGCGGTAGCATTGATGGAACTACCATTGGTAGCTCTACACCTGCCGCTGGTGCATTTACTACTGTAACGACAACTGGTCAAGCTACACTTGCTTCTGCTGACATCAACGGCGGTACAATTGATGGTGCTGTCATCGGCGGTGCTACTCCCGGTGCTGGTACATTTACTAACCTAACTGCTAACACTGGTATCACCGGCACACTGACTGGTGATGTCACAGGTAACGTCACCGGCAATGTAACCGGAAATGTCACAGGTAATGTGACTGGTAACTTAACAGGTAACGTCACGGCATCCTCTGGTACTTCTACATTCAACGATGTCACAGTTAACGGTACGCTTGATGTAACTGGGACTACCATTGCTAACGTCACAGATCCTGTCAGCGCACAGGATGCCGCTACTAAGAACTATGTCGATACGAATGACGCACTGAAGCTGAACCTTACTGGCGGCACTATGTCTGGTGCTATTGCTATGGGTACGAACAAGATCACAGGTCTTGATACTCCAACAGCAACAGCAGATGCGGCTACCAAAGGCTATGTTGATACTACTGTAGCAAATGTCATTGACTCCGCACCTGCCGCTTTAGACACTCTGAATGAGTTAGCGGCGGCATTAGGCGATGATGCTAATTTCTCCACAACTATAACAAACTCTATTGCAACTAAACTCCCACTAGCAGGTGGCACCATGTCTGGTGCTATTGCAATGGGCACGAATAAGATTACTGGCTTAGGTGATCCTACACTTGCACAAGATGCGGCTACTAAGACATACGTAGATACTGCTGATGCAACTAAGCTCAGCTTGTCTGGTGGCACAATGACTGGTGCCATTGCGATGGGCACTAGCAAGATTACAGGTGTTGGTGATCCAACTGCGAACCAAGATGCCGCCACTAAGAATTATGTAGACACACAAGATGCGACTAAGTTAAGTCTGTCTGGTGGAACAATGACAGGTAACATTGTCTTAGGTGCTAACAAGGCAACGTCTACTGCTACACCGACTACAGATGATGACTTGACTCGTAAGGGTTATGTTGATACAATCCTTGGTTCTGCAACAGCGGCGGCTACTTCAGCGGCAAATGCGGCTACCAGTGAAACGAATGCGGCTACAAGTGCAACGAATGCCGCTACATCAGAATCTAATGCCTCAACTTACGCTGGCAATGCACTTACATCTGCCAACGATGCGGCGGCTTCATATGATTCATTTGATGATCGCTACTTAGGTGCTAAGTCTTCTTCACCTGCGCTAGACAATGACGGTGACGCACTACTGACTGGTGCATTGTACTTTGATACGACTGCCGATGAGATGCGTGTCTATAACGGCACATCTTGGGTTGCGGCAGGTAGTGCTATTAATGGTACTTCTTCTCGTCAAACTTACACAGCAACAGCTAGCCAGACTACATTTGCAATCACATATGATGTCGGCTATGTCGATGTATATCTCAACGGTGTCAAGCTCGTTAATACGACTGACTTCACCGCAACTTCCGGTACTGACATTGTTTTAACCGCAGGTGCCGCCGCAGGTGACATTATTGATATCGTTGCTTACGGTGCATTTAATGTTGCAAACGTATATACACAAACACAGTCAGATGCTCGCTACGCACAGTTATCTAACAACCTATCTGACTTAGCTGATGCGGCAACAGCACGTACTAACTTAGGTCTTGTCATCGGTACTGATGTACAGGCATACGATGCGACTATCGTAGTTGATGCTGATATTGCCAACATGCTTGAGACTACAGACATCGGTGTCA